TGGCGGTCTAGGTCTCTGTACCATTCAGCAAGACCTTGTACCTTGCGTACTGCATCAGCATAGTTAGGTCTAGTCTCATAGTTCTTAGCGAACTCGATTATTTCCTTTCGGAATTGTTTTTTCTGTGATTCTTTCATAAGTATTCTTTCTGTGTATTATTGGATAGTATCGGTGGCTGGAGTCAAGACTTTTTATGTAGTCCTCAATCGGCACACCTTTTTCTATCGCTTCTTTTATTAAGTGTTTAAGGTGCATAAGTTCAAATATTTTTTACTTTTTCGTCTATCATTTTTTTCCTTTGGTTGTGTTAATAAAGTCTGTTGCCGTTTTCGTCTAGTACTTTGTCTTCTGGTTTGAACTCGCTGAACTCTTGAACAAGTATTCCGTGTTCGGTGTCTCCGTAATTTAAAGGGCAAGTCGCTACGACTGTGTATTTTAAATCCGTGTGTAAGTAATCAATGGCTTGTTGGAAGCCAGAATCGAATTCATAATCCTTTGATAGATATTTGCTCTGATTGTGTCTTGTTGAGGTGATCTTGATTCTTGCTCCCTTTGTGTCGGTTGCTCCAAGATATTTTACTTTGATTAGGTGTAAGTGTTTCATAATTTTATTTGTTTAATTCTGTTAATAAAAGAATATCGGCAATGTTCTCTAATGCCTCAATATCTTTCTTTTTTGCGTTTGTGGTTAGTTTTAATCGGTTTATAATATTGTATAATATATTTATTTTGTTTTCCATAATTTTTTATTTTGTTTATAGATTTACAAAGAGTTGGTGAAGCAAATCTTTTGCTCTTTCTTTGTTTCCTTTTGCTTTTTGATTTAGTAACCAAAGAGCATCTAATACTTTATTTTTTATTTCTTCTTTTTCCATAATTTTTTATTTTGTTTTAGTTGTTAAAAATTCATTTGAAGCATTGAGAGTCTCAATACTTCTATGAATCTTTATTAAGTTACAATCCATTGATTATTGATTCTTTCAACTTCGCAATAATCATAGTCGCAATCTGGATCAAGGTTTTTATGAATCTTTATTTCCATTTTGTCGCAATCGTAGCTTGTTAATTCTTCAATGGTATTTCCATAAGCAAATCTTAAAGGCGTTGAATCTCCGTTTATATTGAACTCATAAGAAACGCCGAATTGGCGTCCTATGACAGCTGTAACTTTTTTAGATATTTCTTTAATATCGGATTTAGTTAATTTATAATTTTCCATAATTTTTTAATTTTGTTTTAATTTGTTTTAGTTGCGTTGAATCATTTCTTAATAATTCAAAACAACCAAAACCGCTTTTTAAAGCGGAATTGATTGGAAATTGTAATAAGCTTTCAGTCGTTTCAAACTCTTACTTACTTATTTAAAAAATCTAAATTGTCAGTTCAAATTTTCTTTTGTGTAATCTCTTTCTCTCCACACTTGGCTTCTCGGAGCGATTTCGTGCAATTAAAGTAAAGAGATTTATATGACTTTCAAAGAACAATGTTCTAATTAAAGAACGCCAATATTAAACCACATTACCGGCAATTTGTAAATCAATAGAAATGAAACTAGCACTTTTATAAATCGTTGAAAAACAGCAATTTATGAAAACGACCAAATTTAAAATAAGTTTCATTTTATCACATACGCTATTTTAAGAGGTTTAAATGACAGTGTGAAAAACGATAAAAAGTAGTAATTTAATCTAATGCAACGCATAAGGAAAGCTAATGAAAGTAATTCTAATGCAACGTATTAAAGAAGCTTATCAATATATCCTTATTCACAAAAAAGAAAAACTTATTCATAATATAAGAAAAACTATTGACAGTTTAAAAGAAATGAGATTGAATCTCAATAAATATTAATGATAATGCGACTCAGTCTCAATAAAAATTTAAAAGGGGGGGTGGGGAGTCAAGACACACACACAGTCATATACATATATACATATATCAGCCCTTAAAAAAATTTATGCCTCAAAAGCCCAAACAAGCCACATCAGACGAAATCAAACTCAAATCGAGTATACAAGAAGCCATCAAGGAGATAGCCGCCGACAAGGAGTTACTCAAGGTAAAGAGCTTGTCTCGCCACAATCCTATGAAGGTCGCGGAGATATTATATCTTTACAGCATAGGAAAGAGCCAGACTCAGATCGTCAAGAAGTACAACATACAGCGCTCTACGGTCATCCAAGTGCTAGTTGATTACGCGGACCACTTGGGGCAACTGCGGGACGTAGCCGGCAAAATCGCGGCTAAGAACTATATGCAGTTGAGTTCATTGGAGGAGGATCTAGTAGATAAGGTACGTGACAGACTGGAGAACGACCCAGAGATGGAGGTATCCTTTCGGGACATCAAGGAGTTGTCCATAGCAAAGGCTAACGCATTCCGGGAGACTATGACCACCAGAGGGGAAGCCAGCAGTATATCCGAAGAGCGCAAGGTAATTACCCAAGAGGACTACGAGGATACCCTCAAGGCAGCTAGGGAACGCCTAGAGCAAATGAAGAGAGTTGACAGTCCGGAGATAATCGAGGAATCAAACGATGATTGATGAAGATTACGATGACCTCTTTGACCGCATCCGAGGAAACCTCGGCGAGCACTTCAGTAACTATATGTTTATAGTTATGGACGACGACGGAGATTTATTCTATGATTATACTAACCATAGGGTAGGACGTATGCTAATAAGCGAAACTAAATTAGATATGGACGGGGACTTAGATGCCTTGGACATCATTTGGGACGCTGAAGCCGAAGAAGAGGAGGAAGCAGATGGAACTGACATTTTCTAAGCATCCTTTTCTACAGCCCCCTACGGACGAGGAGATTGTTCTCTTAGCAGAGAGGGACCCAAAGTTACTGGAAGCATTGTACGAAGCTCACGAGGGTAGAATACAAGCAGCGGAGGAAGATCCTATCCGATACGGCTTTGATTTAGCCGGATGGAATAGAATGAGACTCAGTCTCAATAAGCACAATGAGTGCCTAGTACTCGGCGGTAATAGAAGTGGTAAGACCACTGGTTGCGCGAAGATGGTAATGCAAGCAGTAATGGAAAACGAGAACGGACACGTGGTATGCTTCAGTCAAAACGCAGATACTTCCGTCAAGGTACAACAAGCAGCAATCTGGGAGATGATGCCGAAGGAGTTCAAGCGCAAGACAAAGAGCATAGACGGCTACATAAACTTCAGTATGCAGAATGGTTTCACCGGAAGTTCTTTCATCTTTCCGGACACTAAGACGAGGGTAGACTTCAAGACTTATACACAGTACAGCAACAATCAAACAATCCTAGAAGGATTTGAGTTCGGTTTCAAGAAACCAAATGGGTTGAACGTAGGCGCTTGGTTGGACGAGTACCTTGGGGACGCGGCGCTAGTAAACACCTTACGGTTCCGATTAGCAACAAGGGATGCTAAGATGGTGATTGGATTCACTCCTATTGATGGCTATACCCCTTTCATCAATGACTACTTGAAGGGAGCCGAGACTAAGCAAACTAGGAAAGCGGAGTTACTCAAGAACAAAGAAGTACCTATAGAGCAGTACAGCCCAGAGAGAGACGCTGGGGTTATCTATCTACATTCAGATGAGAACCCATTCGGCGGCTATGAACGTATAGCGAAGGACCTTCGTGGTCGTCCCGAAGAGGAGATTATGGTACGTGCTTATGGAGTACCGGTGAAATCAATGACAAGTCTCTTACCATTATTTAACACAGAAGTAAATGTATTATCCGAAGTACCCAATAAAAATAGAAGAGAATTTCCAGACATCACTGATAAGTCCAAGTATAGTTGTTATCAAGTGGTCGACCCCGCCGGAGCAAGAAACTATGTTGCAATCTGGGCTGGAGTTGATAGAGATAATAACGTCTATATTAGAAAAGAGTTCCCCGACCGTGATACATACGGAGAGTGGGCAATTTTTGGCGATCCAAAGTGGCGTTTTGGACCAGCCGCGAAAAAGATGGGGTACAACGTAGAAGGCTACGTAGAGCTCTTCAAGGAAATAGAGGAGGACCTAGGAATAGAAGTAATAGAAAGAATCGGGGACTCCAGATACTTCGCTAGGGAGAATGAGAACAATGATGATTTGTTCACAGCCTTCTATGATTACGGAATGAACTTCATTCCTAGTGACGGTAGAACCGAGGAGATGGGAATTACTGCATTGGACGAGTGGTTTAATTACAACCCCAACGTAGAAATAGATGAAATCAATCAACCCAGATGTTACATCCACAAGGAGTGCGGTAACTTGATTGATAGTTTAATCAATTACAATTCTAACGGAAAGATGGACGAACCCCTAAAGGACTTCTTTGACGTAATAAGATATTTAAGAATGGCAAATGGCGGCGAAGGTCCGGACCATATAGATGCTAGAGATTATCAAACTATAACAAATAATAAAGGAGGGTACTAATATGCCTAAGAAAAAACTAAAAGAAATAGCGGAAGAATACGGGATACCTTTCGAGGAAGCCCTTGATCTAGTCTTCAAGGAACTAGAGGAAGAGATGGTTACCGGAAAGGGTAAAGGTACTTGGATTAATGCAGACGGACAGAGAGTCCTAGATGAGTTCATATCTATGCCGGTTCTTTACAGAGGACCAGTTCTAGGTGAAGCCCCAAACCCTAATTACATTATGGTTTACGTAAAGGAACTATCCAAGAAGGTTCCGGTAAAAATACCACTAAGGTACAAGGGAACATTCCCTAAAGGTAAGATTGTTTACCTCGAAGCTGACAACAGTACAGACAATCCTAAGTACAACTGGGTAAAGACTCCTCAAAGGACTTACTGAGTTGATACGTGTGATATTATATTAAATAAACTATGCAAAGTGACTCAATTTCAGAAAGCCTTACTTACGTAGGGAAAGAGCCCGATATTAAAACTTTACGCTACGCCTATGACGAAACCGTTATAGAACTAGAAGCGTATTTCGATCTGTGCCGTACAAGCTACGATGACAGACGTAATTGGTGGGCTGGTAAAAGCCGCGACCACCGAAAGCACGGGGCTGATGCTTTCCCTTGGGAAGGGGCTGCTGATATGGAGGCGCACACTATTGATGAACGCATTACTCGTCTTGTATCTTTGTTTATGTCTTCTCTTAATCGTTCTAATGTAAGAGCGTTTCCGGTGGAAAGCACAGACATTCCTAGAAGTAAAATGGTATCTAGCTTCTTGAAGTGGATGGTATCAAGTGGATACATTCCTCGCTTCAAGAGAGAGATGGAACTCGGAGCTAATTATTTACTAGAGCGCGGTATTTTGATGACCTACGTAGGTTGGCAGAGAGAAGACCGTAAGTTCTTACAGCGTTTAGATCTTAATCAAATAGCTCAAGTAGCTCCAGAGGTTGTTGAGTTAATAGCATCCGGCGAAAGCGAAGATGAGTTAATAGCTTTACTTCAAGCAACATTTCCGGGAGTAAGTAACAAGAGAGCTAAGAAAGCTCTGAAGGAGTTACGTAAAAAAGGCGAAGCAGAACTTCCGATTGTTCGCAGACAAGTTGATGCTCCCGAAGTAAAGACACTGGCACCGGACGGAGACTTTTTCTTTCCTCCTTATGTTACGGATCCTCAGAGAGCTCCGTATTGTTTTTGGAGAACTTACTACACAGCTCAAGAGCTAGAGAATAAAGTATTAACGGACGGATGGGATGCTGACTTCGTAGAAACGATGATAGATAAATATCGCGGAGTAAGTATAGATTCCATAGAGCGCGAACAAGAAGGACGTAGAAGTACATCCTTGACTGATAATGCCTACGAAGCAAATGAGTTAATTGAAATAGTTTACGGATACCAAAGATTAATAGATCCCGAAGATGGTTCCGAAGGAATATATTGTACAGTATTTCATAAGCAGTACAGTGAAGGCTACGCTAAGTTCGAGTTGCTTAATGGTTACGAGGACTATCCAGTAGTAGTTACAAAACTTTCTGAAGATAGTAAGAGGCTCTATGATACTCAAACTATTCCAGACATCCTTCGCGGCATTCAGAATCAAGTAAAAGTAGAAAGGGACTCACGTATTGATAGAAACAGTCTAGCCACTCTACCTCCGATTCTTCACCCAGTTGGTCAAGCACCAACAGATTGGGGTCCCGGAAGGATGATACCTTACCGCAGAAAGGGAGATCTCGACTTTGCTCCGACTCCTCCATCTCCAGTTGGTTCAATTGAAATTGAAAAGACAATGGAAGCCCAAGCGGACAGACTTTGTGGATTGGATGAAACCTCTCAGATTTCTCAAGTGCGTAAACAATTCTTAGTGGATAAGTTCCTTCAGCACTCAGCAGAGGTTTTACAGATGTGCTATAAATGTTTCCAGCGGTTTGGACCGGACTCAGTATTCTTTAAAGTTACCGGATCGCCAGACCCAGTAGAGTTCGGAAAGGGAAACCCAGACGAGAACTACGATATAATGATTTCTTATGATGTCCTCAATTCGGATCCAGAAACTCAAGAGAAAAAACTTAATCAAATGGTTGCGCTCACGCAACTGGACCGCAGTGGTCGTATTAACATTGATAACTTGCTTGATGCAGCTGCTAACAGTATTGATCCGGTACTTGCGGATCGTGTGCTACAACCTACAGAAGCAGCTCAAGAACAAGTTGTAAAACAAGTAACAGATGACCTCGCGAAAATCTTTGCCGGTATTGAAATGCCAGCACGTCCTAACGGTGCTCAAATTGCTCTTACTATTATTCAGCAGTATACTTCTCAGCCGGATGTTGCACAGCGAGCACAACAAGATGAAGCATTCAGAGCACGTCTTGAAAAGTACGCCGGTCAGTACACCTTCCAAATGCAACAAGCACAAAATGCTCAAATTGGAAGAGTCGGCACAGAGCCAGCTAAGATGGGAAATGTCAACACACAAGAAATGTAATATGAATAGTTTAAAAGATATAATGCTAGGAGTAGTAACGGAGCCATCGGATAATATATTACCTTCTAGTTTGCCCAAAAATGAAATTCTTGGATCGCAAAAACCAAAAGGTGAATCTATGTTTGATTCATTCCTTAATGCAGCTACAAAATATTTCGGAGATGATCCAGCGGTACTAGCTGGTCTTACCGGTAATGCTGCTGTAGAGAGTGCTTATAGTTTTGACCCCGCTCAAAAGCAAATCGGCGGAGGTAAAGGTTATGGAGTTTATCAATTCGATTGGCACAGACCTTATTATAACACTTTTCTTAAAGAAAACAACCTCAAAGATAATGTTGATTCTCAGAATAAATACGTTTATGAAAATATTTATGGAGATCTTCAGAATGTTGTCGGAGAAGGAAATGCTAAAGCTCTTCAAGAAGCATTTAAAAGTAAAGACCCGCAATTAATAAACGAAACATTTAGAACTAAATTTTTAAAACCTAAAAAAGAAAAAGCCCATACTGACAGACGTGCAAAACAAACAGATTTTTATTTTAACAAGTTTACACAATGAGTTTAGAAAATGACTTACAATCACTAGGTAATCACGAGCACTTTGCTCGATTCTTAAAAGTAGTATCAGAGCTTCGGGAGGAAACTATAGAAGAGCTACATAACGCAAGTAACGAACAGATACAACAAATATCTGGACGGATTTTGACATACGATCAGATACTGCAAATGTGCGACTGGAGAAAACTCCAAGTTCGTTTTTCAGATAGGCTTGATACATAAGTTATAATACATTTATCGCCATCGCTCGGCGTTAAGGAGTGCAAACATTATGTCAAACGAAATCACAGAGGGAGTCGCTGAACCCTCAACAGAAACAACAGCGTTACAGTCAAATATGTCAGCAGCGGATTTTGTAAACCGCCGCTTGGGGAAACTAAATGAGGAAACTCAAAAAGAATCCCCACCAGTTGAAGCAATAGATGAAGTAACAGAAGAAGCCGAGGTCGAGAGTCCAGAGGTAGACGCAAGTGAAGAAATCATTGCTGAACAAACTGAAGAACCGGAAGGTTCAACAGATGTTCTTTCACAGTTAGATCTAGATGATATGTCCGAAGAAGATCTTCGAGAACTATCCGAGAAGCTAGGAAGTAGAGCAGTCGCTCGATTCGGGGAGCTCACAGCAAAACGTAAAGCTGCTGAAGCAAAACTGAAAGAGATGGAAGCTCAACTGCGAACAAAGAATCCATTAGAGACTCAAGCAGTAGCCGATAATCCATACGAATCATTAGATACAGTAAAAGGATTACAAGAAAAGGCGAAAGAAGTATCAGAAGTTATAGAGTGGGCAGAGGAAACATTGTTCAATGCAGATGGCTACGGACCCGAAGATGTAGTAACAGAAGTTGAAGGAAAGGAATTAACGAAAGCAGACGTACGTAAGAGTTTACTCAACGCACGTAAGGCTCGTGATAAGTTCTTACCGGCTCAACTACAAACAATTCAAAGAGTACAGAAGTCTCATCAGCTCAAAGAAGCTTTTGATGCACAAGCTGAAAAAGATTTGAATTGGTTACAAGGAGAGGACAATGACGTACGAAAAAACTACGAAGCTATAATCGGAGATCCTAGATTCGATTCACTACGAGAAAAAGCAGATCCAGAGGTTGCAGCGCAACTTAACTATCTGATGGCTCACGCAGCGAACAGTATCTACGGACGTAAAGCAATCAAAGAAACTCCGAAGTCAGCTACGTTGACACCTCCTAAGACAGCAATTACTGCTGGATCATCATCAGATAAAACAGTGAATAAGTCCGTTAAGGCACTTAAAGACCTTAACCAACGTTTTAGACATTCTGGCAACAAGAGTGATTTTGTAACTCTCAGAACTCAACAATTAAAAAATCGTTAAACAACACAATACCCAATAAAACATTATGGCATTTAGTAATACATATGACACAACAAATCCGGGATCTGGTGTTTCTAACAGAGAAGACTTGACAGATGTCTTGACAATTCTTGCTCCGGAAGAAACTCCAATCCTTTCCTCTGCTCAAAAGCAGAAAGCAAACGCTACATTCGTAGAGTGGACAGTAGACGCATTAGCTACTCCATCAACCGCCGGTATCGGTGAAGGTGATGACGTAGGTACATTTACGGACCAGTTCGCTGGACGTGCTCGTCTCGGTAACTACGTTCAGAAGTTCCGCCGCGACTACCAAGTATCGGACCTACAAGAAGCAGTTGATTCAGTCGGACCAGCTAAGATTGCTCAAGCAGAAGCTAAAGCAATTCGTGAGCTTAAACGCGACATCGAAGCAACTCTTGCATCAACTAACGACCGCCAAGCAGAAGATGGAACAAATCCATACAAGCTTCGTGGTTTAGGTGACTGGTTAGATTCAGCTGGACCTTCAGACGTTCCAGCCGGTTTCCGTACACCCGCGGACAGCATCTACACAACTACAGAAGCTGGAAGTACAGCATTCGGTGAAGCTCAGTTAAATGACATCATCGCTTCTATCTTCAAAGAAACTGGTACAGTCAATGACCTTATGTTAGTTGCTGACACTAAATTACGCCGCGTAATCAGTGATTTCGCTCGTGTAACTGCTTCAGCTACAAACAATGTACGTTCAGTAAACTATGACGGTGGAGCTGGTGAAATCAAACTTACTGTTGATTTATACCAATCAGACCACGGTATCGTTTCTATCGTAAACGGTAACCCGGACTGTATGCCAGACTTCGGTTCATCAGCTGGTGAAGCTGGATACTTAATCAACCCAGAATACGCTGGTATTCACGAGTTAATCCCAATGGGATCAACACGTCTACCTAACCAAGGTGGTGGTGAGCGTGGCTACGTGGATTGTGCTCTTACATTAGGAGTATATCACCCACAAGCACACGGTGTTATCCAAGGAACTACTTAATACTTACAATCGGTACGGGGGCGAAAGCCCCCTACCTTTTATTTTAATCTTTAATAATATCTTAATATGGCACAATTAAATACTGGAAACCTCGGAGGAGGAATTACACATACATTTGAATTTGATTACAACGATCTACAAACAGATGGTTTTTTAAGTACAAACGGAGCACTGACTGGTTCTACTAAAAACCCAGCTCAAGTCTTTGGGGCAGATAACCAAAAGGTTGTGATGAGAATACCTAAGGGTTCATTTATGCAAATAGCTGGACTTACTACAGTAGAAGCAACTGCTGGAGCTAGTGACTTAACTTTTTACTGTAATGCAATAGATGAAAATGCAGCTACATTAAATGATATGAGTGGAACAACATCGGCTCTTTTAACTCAAACTGAATTAGACAATAGAGTTGCTGGATACTCATTAGTAAATAATGGTAATGCTTATGGTCAAACATTGGCTAATTTTATAACTAATAGTGACTCTGGATTGGATGGACTTACTGGTGGAACAGATGCAGAAAATGGAGCAGCCGCAGCTCTAGCTCTTTATAATAATAGAACTAAAAATTCACAAGAAAGAAGTTACGCAGCTTATGCTCCAGCTCAATCAATTGCTGATACTATATACATAGGGTTTACTGGAAGTATTTCTAGTTTAACTGCTGGTCGATGGATTTTATACTTCCAATTATTTGATCCAATTTCATTAATTAACGGCAAAAAACCAGACGCTTTAGCATAATGGATATTATTACCGATCTACCCAAGAACTTTACGGATGATGAAATCGATGCAGCATTTATGCAAGAGATTAAAAATGGTTTCAAGCTTGAACGTGAAACAGAACACGAGAGAGTAGCAGCTGCCGCTAAACAAGCAGCTCACCTTAAAGGTACCACTCATCCAGTTCTGGGTAAACCGGTAGCCACTATGCCGGCTCGTGAGTTCTTTAGATTAACTCATAAATACGGACACAAGGAAGTACACTCCAAAGAATTTTTAAAGCACTACAATAAAACATTTGCTGAACTTTCCCCTAATAAAATATAATGCAAGTAAAAAGTTATACAGATCTCAAAGCACTCATACAAGCGTTAGCTGGTGTAAGTTCTTTTACAACTGAGGAAGATTCTAGGATTCTTAGTTTCGTAAATCGAAGAGCTGCGGAAGCATACAACTTGAGTCCATCTTGGGCAAGATATTTAGTAACCGGAGAGGAAAGACCACTTGGTTCTTTAATTGTAAGTGGTATAACATTAACAACAGCTCCAGTTACTGCCTACGAAGAAGCAGACCAATTTCAAGGAGTTTATCAAAATTTAGGAAATGATAGTAATGGAAACGCTGTTTATTTTCCTATGAATTTTACATATAATGTTGAATTTGCTATAGTAAAAAACAATACAATTAAACGTTGGGAGTTTCTTAACTTGTCGGAATTACCTACAATAGACTCAGAAGGAGTTGTATCTATATCTGGAGTTACATCTGTTCAAACATTTCAAGATAAAACTTCATCTACCGATGGAACCGATTTAGGTGATTACGATTATCCTTGGCAAGTTAAAAGATGGAATACTGGTGTTATTTATACTTCTGGTTATCCAGTTGTCGAACAAAGAAATATAATACCTAATGATAGCACTTTTTTTGCAAGTCAGAATCTTGGCGGACAAGTTTCTAGGGAAAGAATTGGTGAGTTCATTAGAATACATAGGAATCAATCCTTTTTAAATAATTCATCTATTGAGTATGATTTTTATGCTGACGAAGATGGAGCAAATATTTTAAACATAGCTAACCCAACGGACGGTTCAGCGTTTATAACTTATAAGAAAGAGCTTCCTATATTTACAGAGGATTCAACGGACTTTCCGCTTGAGTTTTTTCACTTTGTGGCTCACGCAGCTTATGCGGACTTCTTGCGTATGGATGGTCAGCACGGTAAAGCCCTAACGGAAGAACAAATATCTAAAAATTATTTAGACATTGAGTTAGAAAAAATAGATATTCGCAATAATAACAATTCAATCAATCACAAATTTTCAACTTACGTCAATCGACAAAGTCGTTGACACTTAATGTAAAATACTCATATGGCAAATTCATTCGTAACTAACCTTTATCCTATACCAAGTGGATCCGGAAATGACCACAGACTGACAGTTGATGACACCGCTGGTGGCGTTCTGTTCTCTGGAGTTAATGATGACAACACAAATGCCTTCGATGCACTTACTAAATATATAGCTATGGATGTCCAAGACGCTGATGTATTTATGACATTCGATGGTAGCGCACCTACAACATCAAACGGTCACAAGTTATTCGCTGGTAGAAGTTATACCTTCAGCAAAGAGGCAGCTGTCAAAGCTAAGTTCATTCGCTCTGGTAGTACTTCCGCAAAAATTCACGCATCTCAGTTCACTAACTAATGTCTTCAGAACAACTAGCTGACGGAGTCAACCCTTTGGATGCTGAGTTGGCGGCAACTTGGGACGTACTTAAAGGATACTCTGGTAGAGATACCGATCTAGGAATAGCTCGTAGATTCGGTGGTTCCGCAGCTGCGTACTCATTGCGAGACATTGGTGCAATGAATGGCAGAGTTGTAAAAGCTCGTAGAGATGTAGGAGAAACATCAGACCCAGAAGAAGATTTCTCAGCTAATCAAGTCCAGAGTGGTACATTAGAAGATTGGGTAAATGGTAAACTAGAGAGTACACTACCAGCAGATGTAGACACAGCCGCAGCTACTTACAGTCTTCGTAAGGCAAAAGCTAGTTACAGCGGTGATGCAGTTCGTATTCGTAGAAGCTCAGATAATGTTGAGGTAGATGTAGCTCTTGATTCAGATGGTAAGGTAAGTACTAGTTCAACAATTACAAATGTAGCTGAACAAGGTGGCGAAAGTGGAAGCACAAATGCTACTACACTTGGAGACTTTATATCATATAGAGATAATATTATAGGTAATTCTGAGTTCAATACAGTAGCAAACTTAGGATTTAATGATGGTGGTACAGCAGCACCACTATGGAATAAAGCTGGAGGAAGTGCTGGAAGTGCAACATTTACATCTAATACAACTGAAACAACTGACCCAAATGGTGGTAATACTGCAGCTAAATATGAGTGGGGAACTAGTTCTGGAGCTGGTACTAATTGGCTTCGTCAAGAAACAGAATTAGCTGGTGGAGTAGAAGTAACATTTAGTGCTTATTACAAACAACTAGGCTCTCAAACAACAGTTCGCCATAATTATTGGAAAGGTACTTCTGATATAAATGTAGTGTTAGATTTTAGTAATGGTACAATTAGTGAAGCCCCATCTGGTGGTTCAGCACCTACTAGTTCGGCTGTAGAAAATGTAGGCAATGGATGGTATAGAGTTTCTATGGTTTTAACTACAGTTGCTGCAACTGTAGAAAATAAAGCTCAACCAGCAAGACAACCAGCTGGCGTAACTGGTGAAGGTGTTTATGTATGGGGTGCAATGTTAGAGGTAGGTAATACACTAGGCACTTATGTAAAAACAACATCCGAAATACCAAATGGTGTAGCATTTGTCCACACTTGGTACGACCAAGCTGGGTCAAACGATGCAGTTCAAGAGACTGATGCTAACCAACCAAAGATTGCAGAGAATGGAGCATTGCTTGCTGATGGATTATTCTTTGATGGTGTTAATGATTCCTTTGAGGTAACTGATATTACTAATGTAAACTTTCCAGCTACTGTTGTTAGTGTCAGCGAAACAAATTCAACTGGAATAAACAGAGCATTGTATTCATTAAATAATGATACTAATGCTTGTGGTGGATTTTATCGCTCAACAAATAAATATGCTATTAATAATGGCACTACCACTTTAGCTGGTTCAGCGACTTACACTACTGGGGTACATCGTTTAAAATTTGATTTATTTAATGGTGCTTCATCCGCTGGATTTTCTAATTCAGTATCAGATATATCTGGAGATATTGGAACTGAAGTATCCCAAGTTACTCATTTTAGAATAGCTGGTTCTCTTAAAACTGGTATAACTACTCCTCACAGCGGTACCATTAAAGAGATTATACTTTACACTTCGGACCAATCAGCCAATCGCTTCAAGATTGAGTCCAACATCAATAACTATTATGGTTTGTACAATGATGCGAATGATTTAAGTGCTGCCTTTGATAGTAATGGAACTATTGATAATGCAAGCAAAGATGGATTTACAGCAGATGTAGCTACATTTAGTCACTATGTAAATGCTACATTTAATAATTCAGTAGCAACTGGAGAAACAATATATGTATCATTTAATGCACAACTTGCACCTAATGGTGGAACTTCTGCATCACCAATTCTTCGTTTACAAGATGCTCAAGTAGGAAGTAACACATCTAATCAATCATCCATATCTGAAGGATTTAATTCCATTGACTTAACTGCAACTGGAACATCAGATAGAGTGGGATTCTTGGAACAAGATGATAATGTTGATTACATTATATCTAACTTCAAGGTATCTCGCATAGCTCGTAATGGTTTCGTAGAAACTTGGTACGACCAAAGTGGTAATGGTAATGATGCTACACAAGAATCAGCTAGTCAACAACCAGCTATTGTTCAGAATGGTGGTATAACAACAAGTAATGGTAGCCCATCTGTGAGATTTGATGGTAGTAATGATGAGTTAGATTTCACTGACTTAACTTTGACTGATGCCACTGTATTCAATGTTATTAATTTTGATATAAGTAAAAGCAGTGGAATCGTTCTTGGTGGTTCAGCAGCAGCTGGCTCTGGTGGTGCTATGATTCCATTTATGCTTAACTCATCTAGTACATCTGTTTATGTTAATGCTAGTGTTGGTTCCCAATTTGTTAATGGAGCTAGTACTACATTTGGAACGAGATTAGAAGCAAGAACCGCTCTTAGAACTGGTTCTCAACTACTATACACAATTGTAGATTTAGATGTCGCAGAAGCTGATACAATTGATGGAATTGGTAGAACTCCATCAGACCAAACCACCCATCATCCATTAGCACACTACAATGAAGTTATCATTTACAACTCTGATTTATCTTCAGATAGAGGAACTATAGAATCAGAAATAGCAAATCATTACAATATAACACTTTCATAATTATGAGCGAAGAAACCGAAGAAGAAATCACAATCAATTACTTAGTATACGACACACTAGACGATGCTATTGCTAGAGCAGACACAGAGGGTGCTAGACGAGGCTATGCTTACCACAGAGTAGGTAGCGGAACTCGTTATAGGACTTACCCTCAAGTAACTGCTGATGCAAAGTATGCACTAGTTGTGGACGGATACGAACTAACAGAAGATGAAGAGTCAGCTATTACAAATAGCGTCACCTTCCCGGCACCAGAGGAAATCTAGTATGGAGGAGACACTACAAAGATTATCCGTTGGTATCTTCGGCTGGATAGCCACGGATACAATACAGAACGTTGACCTAATGCTGGGTGTAGTGTCCAAAGCGGTTCTAATTACTTTAACAGTTTTATCAATCTATAAACTTTGGAGGGAACTTAAATGACAACAGAACTATTAGCAATGCTAGGCGGAGGAGCGAGTGGATTCCTCTTTAAACTTATTGGTACAATGGTGACTTCTCAACAAGCTAATGTTGACAATCTCATCAAGAAACAAAAAGCTTCTGACGAAAGTGCAGATGCAGCCGCTAAAAGAACTGGAGACGGTGGTGCTATTGTTCGTAGAATCATAGTAGTGACTGTACTATTCGGGGTGATTGTAGCTCCGTTCATCTTAGCTCACAGTGACGAAGGAGTAACAGTAGCCAACGAGTACAGTAAATGGTTTGGATTAATTAAGGGTACAAGTTACCAGACTTTGCACGGGTATGTTATACTGCCGGAAATTAGACAAACAGTATTAGCTATCGTAGGATTCTACTTTGGTTCATCATCAGTTAAATAATATGAATTGTAAACTTTGTAAATGGATAAGCAAACTGCCAACAAGAAACTCAAAGAACTGCGAGATTCTCTGTCCCAAGTACTGGATGGAAAAAGCTACAGCTCGTCTGAAGAAATTAAAAAGCAGTCTGCTGAAGCGATTAAGTCCGCTAGAAAAGCTAGCTCTACGCTTAAAAAATCTTTTATCGAAAAAATAAAAGACCTTCCGGTTGTACAGAAGGTAAGTGAACTAGGAACCGCTGGGAGTGTCGCTGTAAGTACAGCCGCAGTTGCTCAGACAACGGTTGCTGTAGATCAAACAGAAGTCTTCGTAGCTAGTGTCGCAAATGATATTGTAGAAGAACGTATCGAAGTTCCGATGTTCATTGATACCTTTATTGATTTTCACGTGTTGAATGATTGGGGTCAAGTGGTTATCGCCGAGAAAATGGAAGCCGCTCAAGAGTTCGTAGATAAAGTTGAGGCTATCGCTTCACCCTCTCCTTCACGATCCGAAACTCCTTCTGAAGTGGATCCCAAACCTTCATCTTCCGAATCTTCACCAACCCAGAAGTCTGACGGTCCTTCCGAGCAGAAGCAAGCTGAAGGCAAATCAGAAGAGCAATCCAAAAAGGAACCAAAAGTAGAAGAGAAAGATTCATCGGAAGAAACTAAAAGCGATTCAGAAAAAGATAAAGAAGATAAGCAACAGCAAAGCCAAGAACGGCAAACTGAAAATAAACAAGAGTCTCAAGAAGAAGCATCCTCTGAGCCTAGCACAGAACCGGAAGATGTCAAGGAATTACCTATAGTTGAAACACCTATAGATAATGACTTATCAATCAGACAAGTATCACCCACAATGTAATGGAATTTTTTAAATATATATTCGAGAACTACAAGGACAATATGCTAGGAATGGCATTTGCATACATTGGTATAATATCAATAGTAATGATGTTCTTACCTAAGGACAACTTCATTAATAAACTCTTCAAGGAGTTCGCCTCAATCTTTACATCCCTTTTCAAAAAATGAGCCACGAAGCCACAACGCGTCCACTAGCTATAACATACTCCGATTACGATTGGGGTGATAATATTACATCAAGTGATTATAACTATTTCTACGTACCTTCTATTCCAGAGTGGGCATATAGTGAGTTCGATGGATTACTATACGAAGGAGTTCAATACAATTGGAACGAAGTGGATTACAGACTTTCAGTGGATTATAACAGCGTACCAGAACCAGCATTCATTGGTTTATTTATGGGGCTGTGTCTACTAACATTAACACTAATCAAGAGGAAATAACTATGGCAGATATGTACGGTAAAGGAAGTTGCGGCGAAAGAGTCGCTGGTAAAGGTAAAGGTAAAATGAAGAAAGGTTACGGTAAGTAATGCCCGGAGGACTTATATCAGTTGTAGTAATCGGAGACAAGAAGAAAAGTTCTTGCTGTCCAGCTTGTGCCGCCGAAGGTGAAGCAAAGGCTATACGCCGTCCTAGCGTAGGCTCAACACGCAAGAAGGTATAATGGCTAAGATTTGTAAAAAAGGAATCGCTTGGGCACGTAGGACTTTTGATAAGTACCCTAGTGCTTATGCTAATATGGCAGCTTCTAAGTACTGTAAAGACCCTAACTACGCCAAGAAATCTAAGAAGAAGAAATAATGGGTGAGCTCAAAAAGTGGAGAGAACAAAACTGGGTACGAATCGGAATTGACGGATCAATCCAAGGACCTTGTGGAACCTCAAAAGACAAGAAGCGACCAGACCGTTGTCTTCCAATGGCTAAAGCAAAGAGTCTCAGTAAGTCTGAAAGAGCGGCTACGGCTCGCAAGAAAAAAGCTGGAGGAGCAAAAGGAAAACAATTCGTAGCGAACACACCAAAAGCAAAAGTAAAATTTAAAAAGTAATGCCGGACAAAGATAAAATGAAGTGCAACGTACCTCGCCGAGATGTTCAAGGCGGTAAGAAGTTCGTAGTAAAAGCTTGCGAAGGTGGTAAAGAAAAGATTATTCGTTTCGGAGATGCGAATATGAAAATCAAAAAGAATATACCAGCTCGTAAAAAAAGCTACTGCGCTCGCAGTGCTGGCATCAAAGGTAAAGGAAAGATGTCCGCTAACTATTGGTCTAGGAGAGCTTGGGATTGCTAGATGGCAAGGTACGATACATATACTCAATTAGACGATAGAATGCTCGAAGACCTAGATATGGGTTACGTTGGATTCAATAATCGTCTGCGTCCGGATCAATTACCAAAAGGTATTTTATCAGATAGTAAAAATGGTAGAATGAATCAAGACGGCGAGTGGCAAACTCGTAAAGGTATAAATAATGTTATTGCACCACTGGCTACTGGTGCATCCGCATTGACACTTCCATTTTTTTTGGATGATACCGGAACACCTCCGACTCTTTCTGACGATTCTGTTAATGCAGTATACGGTTCTTGTATTTTTTCAGATCCTAATGATGATACTGAAAGCTACATTATGCTTGCGGCTAATACTAAGGTGGTAGCTGTAAAGGTATCGGATCCTAATGTTACCTACGATTTAACTTACCCTATTGGATTTACTGTATCGGATAATGTAGATTTAATACAAGCATTTAATAAATTATTTTTATTCCGCAAAGGTGGAAACGTTTCATTCTTTAAGGATTTATCCGCTACAAATATAAACACTAGTCCGCAGTTGGAAAAAGTAGAAAGCGGTGAGTTCCAGCAACCAACTCAGATTGTTTGCGCCGCTGGTGAGTTCGCTTTAATTGAAAACAGAGGAGTAGTACATCAATCCGATGGAGTATCAGAAGGTTCGGTTATTTCGGTAGTAGGTGATAAAACACTTGATGCTGACCAAACATCTGGACTTACTATAGGGGCTAGGTTTACGGTAGCGGATGTATTTGTTGGAGGTAGTCCCACGGATATAACGGTCGCTGTTAAGAGTGGAGTTGTTGTCGGTGGGGAGTTCGATGGATTATATAAAGTAACTATAACAGCTGCTGGTCACGGATTACACGTAGGTAATCCTATAACAATAAGTAATTTTGGGGATATTAAGGTAGATGGAAGTAGATTCGTTGCCGAAAGTTCAACGGATACTTTATCATTTTATGTTCCACAAAATCCAAATGTAGCACTAACTGGTAATGAAACTGTAGAATTAGCTCACGGATTTGATTTCTTTGTGGATTCTAGTAAAACAGACTCTCACGTTACGGACGGAGATAGCTTAACAAGTACTCCAGTATTTACGCGTGATGTTTCTATAGGTTTAGGATTTTCTCATATGCCGGCTCCAGAGTACGGTGTATATCACCAAAGAAGACTAGCTGTTCCCTATAGGTATAGCGTAAGTGACGCTGAAGACACTTATGTTGACCGAAAAATCTTTGATGAAATATTATTATCAGACATTCTAGATACAGATACATACGACCAAGTGTACGGACAATTTAGATTTAATGCTGGTAAATCCGATTTTAACGTAGGTATGCACTCATTTTCTGATGATAAACTTATTGTGTTTAACCGCAATAGTATACACATTGTTGTCGGTAGCGGAAGTATAGCTAACGCGGCTGTGCAATTATTGACGGACGAAGTGGGATTACTAGCTAGAAAATCTGTTGTACAAGTAGGGAATCAAGTTCTATTTTTATCTGACAATGGTATATACGGAATGAATTTCATTGATTTATATAACCTTCGAGGCAATGATGTACCACTATCAGAAAGTATAAATAAAACAATATCTGATATAGATAAAGATAACGCAGTTAATTCAGTCGCTGTTTATTTTGACAACAAGTACTATATAGCGCTTCCTACAAAGACATTTGCTGACGGAAGTCCGAATGCACAAGGAATAAATAATGTTTTATTAATTTATAATTTCTTAAATAAAAGCTGGGAATCAATAGATTTCGTAAGCAACACAGATACTTCCGGAAATACTATCCCTAGATTTTCTTTTAATAACTTATTAGTAGCCGGAAAGGGATCTAAGAGAGGTGTTTATGTAACCAATAAGGATGGCGGCATACACAAACTAGAGGAGTTCGATGACGGCATAGATAGAGTAATTACTGAAATTGGAACAGACTTAAAGAGCGTTACAGTAGATGGATCAGCTACCACTAGAATGTTTACACTAGGCTCTATAGACCGAAAGAAATTCAACAACTTTGAAATGCACTTACAGTCCGGAGTAGATAGAGCATCGGATGCAACAATATCGGCTACTACCGAAAACCTTGATTCCGAGCCAGCATTGGACTTAACCCCAAGTGGAAGCGTAGGACTAACCTACGGACCTTTCAAAAATCAAGATGGCGTAGAACAGTCTAACATACCAGCAAATGAAGATGTGTCCATCAGAGGACGAATTGGAAACAAGAGAGCGTATGGTATGCAGATTACTTTAAATAGCACTTTAGGTAGACCTAGATTGAGATCTGTTAAGGTAGCCGGAGCTGAGACGTTCCGCTCGACAAGTAGTGTACAATAGTAATAAATAATTTAATAAGATATGTCTATTTTAATTAAAGGAAAAGACTTTGGTCCAACCGAACAAGTAACATCAACTAAGTTGGATGAATTAGTTGATAACGCGTCATTTACGGATGACAACGAAAATTCAGTAGCTTACACTGGCACAACTGGTACTTGTTTGCTAGGCGGTGGACTAGAGGTTACCAGCTTGGGTCAACTTCAAATAGCTGATTCCGGGGTAAATACTAACGAAATATCCGATGGTGCTGTTACTAATGCAAAGATTGCTGATTTAGATGTTAGTACCAGTAAGATTACTAATTTAGCTGTCATCACTGGTAAGATTGGTAATAATGCAGTTACTCAAGCCAAGATTGCTAATGATGCAGTAGGGGCGGATCAATTAGCTTCAAGCGCTGTTGTGACTGATTCTATAGTAAACCTTAATGTTACAACTGCAAAGATTGCTAATGACGCAATTACAACGGATAAGATTGCTAATGACGCAATTACAACGGATAAGATTGCAGACGATGTAGAACTCGGAGGAAACCCTACAACTACTACTCAAGCTGCCACAGACAATTCAACTAGAATAGCTACTACATCTTACGTTACTAGTGGTATAGCAAATGCACTTACCGGAAGCGGTGGTATATTTGGTACTATAGATCAAACAGCTGATTCAAACCCTAAGATTTTTTCTAAGAACTCAAGTGGCGAATACGACAGCGTAGCCCCAAGTGGCGATGTAGCAATGACACAAGCTGGGGCATTTACTATTCAAGACGATGCTGTTACTGCTTCTAAGATAGACTTTATTGATGATAGTTTAGCCGCGACTGACGGTCATATATTAATAGCAGACGGTACTGAATTTAACAATAAAGCTGTTTCTGGAGATGTTGCTATAACAAATACTGGTAATACTACAATTCAAGCCAATGCGGTAGAAGGAACTATGCTAAATAGTAATACCGCAGATGATTCCACTATTGAGTTAAGCGGCGATACTCTTAGTGTAAAAGATAGCGGGATAACTACAGTAAAGCTAAATAACAGTGCAGTTACTACAGCTAAAATTGCTGATTCTACTGGGGCTTCAGATGGAGTAACAACTGCAAAGATTGCCGATGACGCAGTTACTGGGGCTAAAATAAGTGATACTGCTGCGTTACCAGATGGAGTTACTGCTACTACTCAAAGTGCCGGAAACAATACAACAAAAGTTGCTACTACGGCATTTGTTGAAACCGCAGTAAGTAGTAATGGATTAGCCTTCTCTATACTAACAAGTTTAGGTGGAGTAAGAACGGATTCTAGTTTTTACTACAAGGATATGAGCGAATCATACGATCCTTATAATTTAATTACTTTTTCTAGTGGTAATATTACATTTGCTTCAACTGGAACTTACTTGATAGAACTGGTTGGAACCTTTCGAGATACTGACACTACAGTTGGACCTACGGATAAATATGGATTAAGTTTTACATCTTCTACATCTTCTACTACAAACTTAATGGATGAAGTAACAAATGTAAGCTTTCAGCAGACTAATGATGAGGAGTGGCATCCGTATTCAGTTTCATACATAAGAACAATTAGTGATGTATCAACAGATAAACTTGCTATACGTATTGTACCTATATCCGGTGCTTCTAGTACTCAATGGCAATCTAAAAATGTAGTTCTAAAAATAAGCAAATTAACATAATATGAAGAACTTTTTAATAGAATTTTTTAGACCTTTAGATAATCTTATCTTTAATTACTTCGTAAAGATCGGAGCAATTAAACCGTTTTGGCAAGCACTAGCTACTATTGGTGGCAGTCTCGTAGCTAAAAAATCAGCCGATAAATCACGAAAGGCTGGACAAGCATCTGAGGCAAGATCACAAGCTCAAATAGATGAAGCCTTTGAGAAAATAAGAGACCCTATTGAGATAATTCTAGAAGCTTACGGTCCAGAAGGATTGTACAGCGAAGAAGTTATGGGTTCAATACTTGGAGCTGAATCCAAGTTTATGGGTCCAATGACGGACTTACTGAAGAACTACGGTCAAACAATGGCTTTCGGCGAAGGTGGCTTGGATGAATTATCTAAACAAACCACTGAGAGTATTTTAGGTAGAATTAAGGAACTTGGACCAGAGTTTAGACAAGCTCTTGAGGATCCAAGGATGGCTTCTTTATTAGAGGAACAAATATCTAATTTTAAACAATCATACGCCGCATCTGAAGGTAATGCTGAAGCATTAGAAGCTACTGCAAAAGAGTTTGATGCTGGATTAAAAAGTTCATTACAACAAGCTGGCGTATCAATAGATACTATAAATCAAGCTGAAGTAAGTTCCGCTAAACCCTTCTTAGAAGGAGCAGAAGGATTTGATACCTCAAGACTTAGAGGCTTTGACTTAGGAGCACTAAGAAATTTTGACACAAGTGCATTAAAAAATTTTGATACTTCAAGACTTAGAGACTTTGATCTTAGCGGAATAAGAGATCTAAGTTTTGATGAACTAAAGAATCTATCTATGGATCAAAGCTCTGCATTCTTAGGAGACATCCGAGGATTGACAGACATAGAGAGAGCAGAAGCTCAAAGGCTCACAGAAGCCGCTAGAGGTCCTCTTGGATTTGAATCTATTCGTAGTGCAGAACAAGCCGCAAGAGCAGAAGGTGGTGCCTTAGGTAGACAGCTAGATGCTTCAGCGGTAGCAAGAGCTGCGTTAGGTAGAGAAGGAGCTGTTATGGCTCGTGAAGATAGAGCCGCTGCCGCAAGATCAAGAGCCGCCGAAATGGCTGGACTCGGTGGTAAGTTGGGATTATCTCAAGAATCATTAAGAGGTGACTTAGCTACTACAGCCGCAAAACTAGGATTGACTCAACAGCAACTATTAGCACAAATTGGGTTAACTGCTGAAGAAGCATCAGAAAGACTACGATTAGGGGCACTAGAAACCGGATTAGGTTTAGATTTAACTGCAACCGAAGCTGCATCTAGACTAGGATTAGGTGCTGAAGAAGCTGCATCTAAAATTGATCTATCCGCACTGGGACTAGGAGCTGAGATCGGTTTAGGTTTAGACAAACTGGGTCTAGCAAAAGAAGAACTAGCATCCGGAAGACAACTGGATTTAGCTAAACTTCAAGGACTATATGGGGCACAAGCTAGACAAGATGCAATATCGGCTAGAGAAGAAGGTAGAGCCGGATTCAGAGATGTATTTTCGGCAGCTCAAGCAACAAGCGTTGACCCAAGTAGTATATTTTTTGGAGAAGCCGCTCCGGGATTTAACTTGTACTCAAGTATTTTATCTCAAAAACCGGGAACAATATTTACTGACCCCGGATTTGCTCTAAATATAGGTTCTCAGTACGACACTACACTAGCCGACATACTATTAGGAGGAGCTGGTATCTCAGCTTCTCAAGCCGCTGGACAATATTCGGCAGCTGGAGATCAGTTCGGTACTGCGTTAAAGTTATTCGGCGATATAGATTTCAGCGGAGGTCTTACCGGCGATCCAAAAACTAGTATATTCGATTAATTATGTTTCAAAGAGGAGTATCACCAGTCACGCTATCTAAATTAAATGTTCGTCCAGCAGTTGAAGCCGCTCAGATGGTTGCAGCCGCGAAGGCGAATCTAAATAGTAGTGTCAATCAATCAATCTTGGATTTTGCTCAAAAGCAACAAAAGAAAAAGCAAGATAAAATTGGAATCAAGGCTATACAAAATATGTACGGTCTAGATGACACTACAGCTAAAGCTGTTTATAGTGACGAAATAGTCCGAGATGCTTTTGTCCAAAAACAAAAAGCTGATTCGGATTTAACAAGAAGACAAGCGGAACAAATTAAGTTACAAATGTTGCAAGAAGAACAGAAAAGAAGTCAAGAACAAAGAGATATATTCGGGAAAGCTATTTCTGTAAACACAACGCCAGATGGAACAGTTGATGTATCTGGTGTAAGACAATCATTTATTGACTTAGGGGGAACAGATGAAAGTGTTCTTGGAGGTCTATACCTTGGAACAGATTACAAATTAGATCAAGAAACTGGATTAGTACTTGTTGATGGAGAACCTAAATTCAATGTAGGTAAAGCATTTGTTAAGCCAACTGAATCTGAGTTAAAACTCAAGCAACTAGAGGTAGATAAAAAGCAAGCAGAGGTAGATAAACTTCTTGCTCAAATAGAAGAAATAAAAGCTGGGGATACCGTTAATGATGATTCAGATCCATTTACTGGCACTGAAAATCCTAAGGTAAATCAATTTATGTCAGCTAATCCGCAATTTAAAACATACGAAGAAGCTGAGAAGCACTTAAAAGAAAAAGGTTTATTATAATATGTCCGTAAAAGACGAAATAGATTATTCTATGTTCGGGGGAGATAGCATAGACTATTCAATGTTCGGACAGAAAGAAGAAGAGGGTCCTAGCCTAACACAAACTGGTGCTGGATTAATCTCCGAAGTGGGTATCGGTGAAGGTGCTAAGTTATATGGATCTCTTACATTTGGACCATTGGGTTACGCTATTGGGGGAATCGCTGGAGGAATCGCCGGCTCAATATCTGCACAGAAAATAGAAGGTCGAGACGAAATATCTTGGGGGCGTGTAACGGCAGACACTTTACTTAACTTGATTCCCGGAGGATTAGGCAAAGCTAAAAAGGGTGCAAAGATACTACCTAGATTAGCTAAAGAAGGAACTAAAAGAGCTGTAGGTGGAGCTGCAATAGCTACTGGTGCAGCTCAAGTAGAGAAAGCTATCGAAGAGGGAGATTACCTTACTGTAGAAGAATTTGAAAACGCCGCAAAGCAAGGTGCATTAATCAATGTAGGTTTCGGTGCAGCTGGAGAGTTACTCAAGAAAGCGTATCCTAAGTTCGCCGGAAAAGGATCTGATGTATTAAATGATGCTTACGAAAAAGGAGACCCAGATGCTACTCAGATAGTAGAAACATTTGCTGGAGAAAATACAGTAGGTAAAGGTTCTCGATACAAAAGAATGATTCTAGAAAGAGTATATCCTTCTAAGTTGACTGGAAAAAAAGTAACATTAGATATAGATAGAGCTAAGAATGAAGCCGAAGCTGCTAGAGAGATGGGAGTTCGTATTAAGAAACAAATAGAACTAGCCGGCAAAGATGCTACCGATACAGAAAAGAAACTACTAGACGATTACGTAACTAATAAGTCCGCCGATTTACCGGAAAGATTCCGAGGTATTCAAGGTAATTTAAATCAAGTAAGAGAAAAGATAGATGAATATCAAAACACTCTTTTGAATCTTTACTACGATGGTGCACTAAAGATAGACGAAAGGATAGCTCAAAAGATAGAGGATAGCGTAGATGCTAAAAACTATTTTACTAGGGAGTACAAACTTTACGAGGACCCATCTTACGTACCTTCGGTTCAATCAACCGAAAAGCTCAAGCAGAGCTTAATGAAAGATACTATCTCTGAAGGAAAGAAACGTAAGGGTATGACTTCAGATGAAGCCAGTGAATTTGTTCAAGACATTCTAGATAAAAGAGATAGACCTCTACAGTTGCTTAACTCAGTTTACGGAAACAAAAGAGTTCTAAGAAGGAAGAAAGATTTATCTGACGAAATGAGAGAGTTTCTCGGCGAGTACGATGAACTAGAAGTAGGAGAAAAGATGTTTGGAACTATGTCTAGATTAGGAAGACTAGCATCTGAAGAAGCTGGTAACGCTAGAGTATATGATTCTTTACTAAATACTGGTGTAGCTCAAAAGTTTGCACCCGGAAATGTACCCGAAGGATATAATAAACTATTCATAAGAAACAAAGAGTACGATGCTTATGTACCGGAGGATATAAATAGATCCCTTAATAGATTGTACGCTTCTGGAATAGCCAAAGATACTGGCAATTTTGCTTTTGATTTAGTTAAAAGAATTATGGCTACTACAACATCTGGTGCAAAATTTGTTTTAGTTCCATTGAATGCAGCTTCATATCCAGTTCAGTTAATTGGTAATATGACATTAGCTGTAGGTCAAGGTCTTAATCCACTAGGAAGACGCTATTGGAAGGACTTTGGTAAAGGTATTAAAGTAGGATACAATGAAGTACTTCCAGAAAAACTTAAATCCAAAAAACTTTCATTGAAAGAACTAACTGAATTAAAAGAATTAAATTTAGTTAATAAAGGTGTAACTGCAGCTGATATTAAACGAGGGTTTGATGAAGGACTCGGAGGAGGCAAATTTGGTAAAGTGGTTGAAAAAGCAACTAACACAACTAGCGGTGCTTACAATTTATTTGATACAGCACAAAGATTATCCGTATTTGAAAATTATAAACATTTTTTGAAAAAGATTATCCCAGAAGATACAATAAAAGGAATGGGTAAAGATTTCAATAGATTAGCTGCGGATCTAACAAATGACACCTATATGAATTACGATAGAGTATCAAAAAACTTGAGAGCTCTTTCTAGGTACGGATTCTTAAATGAGTTTGGTGCATTTAACTTTGAGTTAATGAGAACAACTTGGAATCAAGCTAAGTTAAATAAAAGTATGATGGATGGCAGCTTTGCTAAAAATTTAGAGGAGCAGTACAATATAAAATTACAACCAGATGCTCTATCTAAAATAAAACGAGAAGGGGGTATAAGGACTGGATTACTAGCTAGTATGTTAGGTGCAGCTAGTGTAGGTAAAGATGTATTTAATAAAACCGGTGGAGTTGATGAAGATCAAGAGGAAGCGTTGAAGGATATTGTGTACGCTCCTTGGGAACAAGATCAAGCAATACACGTAAGGAGAGATGGAGACAAAGTTAGGTTAGCTAATATATCATATCAATTCCCAGTTGCTGAATTAACATCTGTTGTAGAAGGTGCAGAAAGAGGAGAAACATTTACCGAATCTATGTACGGTATGATCGATTCCTTGTGGGGTAAAATCGGCGGAGAAGGTGTAACAATAAATCTCAAGAACTTTGCTGCATTTAGCAATGGATTTGATCCCAATACCGGAAGAAGAATAAGCACAAGAGAAAGGGGAAGCTTGCCAGAGACGTTAGACTTGGCTGCTTGGTACTTGGGCGAAACATTTACACCCGGAACTATTAGGGACTTTAAGAAGATAAGCGAAAGAGAAACTAATGATAATATATTTAGATATACTTTAGGTTATCGCGTAAGAAATGCTAGTATAGATGAAGCCGCCGGATATAAACTAAGAGGTATTAACACAACCTTAAATGATATTAGAGGTAGATATTCTCGTGAAGCAAAAGATGTTGGTAATCTAGCTAGGGAATATAATATTCAAAATAATATTTACAGACAGACCGTAGAAAGGGGTATCAAGAATATCAATAGTTTAAGAACACTTGGTTACACTGACGAACAGATACTAGCATTAGGATCAAATAAAAAAGTTAGAAAATCTCTTATGGAAGAAATGATGAGAGGTGAAGTTAAAGATATGCAAATATCTCCTACTATGCCACGTGGTTCCAAGTACAAAGAAGATAGAGTCAAGAAATATATAGATGTAGCACAAAAACTTCCGACGGATATGGTAATGAAAATGCTTAGAGAAGACTTTGCTAACAATAAAATAAAAGCACCAGAAGTAAAAGCTATTATGGGTGCTCTAAAAATGCAACAAGCTCTTAGTAAATAAAAAACCCCCACCGGAAAACAAACAAACGGTGAGGGCTTTTTGGGTAGATAACGGTAGCAATAACCTAACTGAACATAACTGAATCTAAGACATATTAGAAAGTAATTCTTTGAGGTGTTTCTTCTGCTCTTGTAACTCCTTGCGGCGTTCTTCAAGAGCTTCTATTCTGTAAGAAATAGTTCTGGATTCTTCTCTTACGAGGTTGATCCTAGTTTGCAATCTCTCTACGTTCTCCTTCATTATTTTTTAGTTATCTGTAAGCTTAGGGTAAAGTTAAATAAACCCACTGATAGCCAAATGATTCTATCCCCTTTGAGTCCATCCACTTCTAAGAAGATAGATGGAAGGATATAGATTTCCGGAACTTTGAATATATGTAATCTCATAAATGTAAAATAGTTGCGTCCTTTGCCGAGAGGTATCCTATTGGTTTCTCCGACTTCCCTTGTTTTGTGAACTCTGTGGAGTTCGGTAATAGTTTCGTAGTCCATTTAAAATCGTATTTATTTCGTGTTAATTTGCTTATGTTGTAAAGATAAACAGTTTTGTTTACTTCCGTCAAGAAGATAAAGTCCTTTTGTAATCTTTTTGCTATCTCCATATTAGTGTCGTACTTCAATGCTTCAATGAACCACGGATCCCAAGCTTGAGATCTGCACTTAACTTCAATGAGGTACTTGTCGCACTCGAAATCGAATGGACTGAATTGATCCTCTGGTTCTATCAGATTACCAAGTTGGGGGTAGAGTTTTTCGAGTCCTCTTGCGACTGCTCTTTCTTTGTCTTTCATAAATTAAGTGATGTAGGCGGCGAAAGGGAATATGAATGAACCCACCGCCATCTTAATAGGCGGACTACCTACATCAAAGTCAAAATAGTCTAATAAAATATACCTCTGTTAGTATAGAACTTGAACTTACCTTTCACGTCTCTCTCTCCTTCTCTGTTCTTTGCTACGTTATATTTCATACTGATGTAAGATCCCAATCCGTCAAGTCTCTTTGATGCTTCTATGTCATCATTTTCTGCCCACATAAGAATGATAACGTCTGCATCGTTCTCAATGTCCCCGGAGTCCTTGAGGTCGTAGATAGCTAGACCACCTTCTCGGCGAGCTCCCTCTCTGTTTACTTGAGAGAGGAGTAGAACTCCTACCTCTAGCTCAAGAGCTAGTTGCTTGATAGTATGAGAGATGTTAGCGATAGCATCGTTCTTACTTTGGTTACTTGAATTAAATGGGATAAGTTGTAGATAATCTATTACTAAAAGTTTTACACCGTATCTTCGTACCATAGTTCTAGCGTGAGAACAAAGCTCCCCAATGTTCTTAATGCTATGAACTGTATAGATGGGCATACCCTTGAGACTCTCACATCCTTTGCGGACTTTCTCCATTCTTTCCTCTGAGATTACACCATCCTTAATTTGGCGTAGGTTAGCTTGGGACTTAGCTTGTAGTATTCTCTTAAGCACTTGCTTTCTAGGCATCTCTAGGCTAAATACGCCGCATTTAGTACCATCCTTGTAGGCTGCTCTAGCTACAATATTTAAAGCTAGCTGGGATTTACCACAAGATGTAGGAGCAGAGATAACCACAACCTCGCCGGCTCCGATACCTCCGTTACCTAGCTTCTCGTCTAGGTGTGGAAGATGGGTTTTGATTACGTCCTCTTTCCATTCGCCGGACAACTGCTGTTCAAACTCTGTTTGGAGTTCGTCAATTGCGGAATCGATGGTCATATCAAAACCAGTTGTGGTCTCTAAGTCCAAGAGCTTACTCTCTACATCTGCGCGGATACTATCAGTCCCCTCTGATTCATCCTCGGCTTTCTCAAGAGCAACCCTAAAGGTTCTTATCATCTTGCGAAGGTTTGATTTCTCCTTCACAACATTAGCACAGT